ATCGATCCGGACTTCAAGGACGAATTCTTAAAGATCTGCAAGGTTGAATGGGAGAAGCATTATCCGGAATGGCTCTCGGCAAACATCGACTATTTCGCCTTGAGACTAAGCTTCGATCCGTGCGAGAAAAGCCTATATTCGCTTTATCGCCTGCATTCGATCGTTAAGCGGTACAAGGAAACTGGCATATTCGAGTCAGCCTTCAACGATGATGACAGAATCCTGGCGGCCGATTTCAAAAACAACCCGGAAAAACGCAAGGATCACGAAGATCGCTTAAAAGCGATTTTTTCTTATCTGCAGGATCAACTAAAGGAGGACGCACCATGAACGAACTAGATATCGTGCTAACGGTCTTATCCATATCCGGCACGCTTTCATCGATCCTCTTCGCCTATTTGGCGTTCAGGAGAAACGATCGTGGCGATCACAAGCAGGAAGGGAAGAACGAAGGCGTCCTTATTTCTGACGTTGGCTACATCAAGAGCAGCATCGACAGGATCGAGAAATCGATCGACAAGCTCGAGGAAGGCCAAAATGCGACCAAGGAACGTCTAACCAAACTCGAAACGGAGGTCCAGGACCATATCCGCAACAAAGCTATTCACAACAATATGGGAGGAAACCAAAAATGAACGAGCTTTTATTGAATATTCTATCGGTGGTGGTGACCGCGGTTATCATCCCGCTCATCTCACTCCTAGGCACTAAGCTTTATCAGCTTATTAACTCAAAGATCAAAGATCAGAAAGGTGCCACGCTCATCAAAAAAGCCACGGATATCGTGCTGAACGCAGTTCGATCCGTATTCCAGACCTATGTTGAGTCCCTCAAGAAATCCGGCGGATTCGACAGTGCGGCCCAGGCGAAGGCATTCAACATGGCGAAGACGATCATCGTTTCTCAACTTACCGAGGACGTGAAAGCCTATCTAGCCGAGAACTATGGCGATCTCGAGGAGTGGATCAGCACCCAGATCGAAGCATCAATCAACATCCTTAAAAACTAACGAACGGCCTAGTGGAGAAATCTGCTGGGCCCTTTTTTAATGCAAATTTTTTTACTACAATGTAGTAATTCCGCCGATAAAAAAATATTTTGGAAAAAATCGCATTTTCACACCTATATGTATAAGTAGGAGGACTTTTTATGAAACGCGATATATCAGACGCAAAAATGACGTTCGGAGCGTTGATGGATAACATCCGCATGCTCTACAACCTTTCTATGGGAAAGGACGAAGAATCGAAAAGGGTCGATGACATCAAGCGATACCTCGATGAAATGCACGAGAGTGGCATCATCACCGATTATATAAAGGGCAACATGGAGGATATCTTCGAGAACTGGAATAAGATCTACGGAGAAAACGGCGAAAAATACCTTAAATTGCTCTCCATGATCAACGAAGAGGTGTGCCAGATGGTCGATGAGAAGGTCAAAGAAGGGAACGAGCATTTCAAACAGACCCTTCTGAGATAAAAAGCCGATTTATCCGGGTTAGGTTATAAGTGGCCGATTAAAAGTCCGAATTATGGTGGAGGTGATCCATCATGAATTTGTACGACAAGCAAAAGATCCTTAAGCTCAGGAGCCAAGGGTTAAGTTACGCTAAGATCGCAGAAGCCACCGGCATACCAAAAGGTACAGTCAAATGGTTTCTGACAAAAAACGCCACCGAAAGGGATGAACCTAAATGCAAAAACTGCGGCAAGCCCCTGAAGATAACCCCCGGAAAGAAGGCTAAGCAGTTTTGCTGTGATCAATGCCGCTGGGAATGGTGGCATAAGCATAGAAATCTATATAAACCGAAGAAAACGATGACCTGCAATTTCTGCGGGAAGGTTTTCTCGTACTTTGGAAAAAACAGGAAGTATTGCTGCAGGGCATGCTACCTAAGGGGAAGATATGGAAGTCAGTAAGAAGATCGAATCCTATCTCTCCTCTTTTAAGGTCGCTGAAACCATGTTCAAAAAGGGCGTGATCAATGATGGGGAACTCAGAAAAATAGAAGCCGAACTAGCCAAGAAATACGGCCTGCCATCGAACTCAATTGTCCGAATTGACTTGCTAAGTTCTCTTACCAGAGAAAACATGAATTCGGGTGATATAAATGAAAGTTAAAGCATTAAAAGCTTACAAAAAACTGCCGAGCAAAAGAAGGGTCGCTGCCTATGCCAGGGTCTCATCCGCCAAGGACACGATGTACCATTCGCTTTCTTACCAGATCAGCTATTACAACGCACTGATCCAGAAAAGAAACGACTGGCTCTTTTGCGGCGTTTACGCGGACGAGGCGTTGAGCGGCACCAAGGATACTAGAAAAAACTTCCAAAGGCTGCTCCAGGATTGCAGGGATCACAAAATCGACCTGATCATCACTAAATCGATCTCCAGGTTCGCAAGAAATACAGTGACACTGCTTGAAACTGTCAGGGAACTGAAGGATCTCGGGATCGAGGTATATTTCGAAGAGCAGAATATCTGGTCGCTATCCGGCGATGGGGAGCTGATGCTTTCGATCCTAGCATCCTATGCTCAGGAAGAGGCCCGATCGGTATCCGAGAATATGAAGTGGAGGATCAAGAAAGACTTCCAGGAAGGGCTCATCTGGGGAGGCGACCATTGCTACGGCTACAAAGTAGTGAACCGCAGGCTGGTGATAAACCCGGAAGAAGTCGAGCTCGTTAAAAGGATATTTGAAATGTACGTCAGCGGTATCGGCGACAGAGCCATTGCCACGCAATTCAACAAAGAGGGGATCCCGACCCACCAAGGCGGACCTTGGAAACAGGAAACGATCAGGGGAATCCTAAGGAATAGGAATTACACCGGTGATCTCATCCTCCAGAAAACCTATAGCTCGGACTACATAAACAAGACCAATAAATACAATCGCGGCGAAAAGGACCTATATATCGTTGAAGATGACCATGAACCCATTATCTCTAAAGAGATGTTCGCCAAGGCCGCGGAGGTACGCAAGAACCGAGTCGAGAAAAAGCACGGCGGACTAAGAACGAAAATTAAGAGGCCATTCGATGACCTGATCGTTTGCGGAACCTGCGGAAAAGGCTACCGATTCAGGACGGGACCATACAGGGATAGCTATATCTGTAGGAACTTCGCTGATTACGGAAAATCGGCATGCCAAAGTAAGCAAATCCCGGATCGAGTCTTAAAAAAAGTGACCGCCGAGGTGCTTTCGATACCTGAATTCGATGAAAGCGTCCTTAGGGCGAATATATGCAAGATAGTGGCCAAGAACGGAAATTTGCTCGAATACCACTTCATAAACGGCGATGTTAAAGAAATCCACTGGGACGACCCTAAGCGATCCGATGGGTGGACCGAAGAAATGAAAGCCGCAGCAAGACTCAAAGCGAAAGAAAGACAAGAAAGGAAGGAAAAAGAATGCCAAAAGTAACGATTATTCCATCAACGATCAACCAAAAAACGAGAATGCCTAAGTTATCCAAGGCAAAAAGGCGTGTTGCCGCTTACGCTCGTGTTTCAACGGATAGCGATGAGCAGTTCACATCCTTCGAGGCACAGGTTGATTATTACACCAAATTCATCATGGCCAATCCGGACTGGGAATTCGTCAAGGTATATGCCGATGAGGGCATCACCGGAACCAACACAAAGAACCGCGTCCAATTCAACAAAATGGTGGATGACGCACTGAACGGGAAGATAGATCTCATCGTGACCAAATCGGTGAGCAGATTCGCCAGAAACACGGTGGATAGCCTCACAACGATCCGCAAATTGAAGGATAAAGGAGTGGAGTGCTTTTTTCAAAAAGAGAACATCTACACCTTCGATAGCAAAGGGGAGCTTCTTCTTACGATAATGGCATCCCTCGCCCAGGAGGAATCGAGATCCATATCCGAGAACGTAACCTGGGGTACAAGGAAGTCGTTCAGCGATGGAAAAGTCCACCTTGCATACAAGCACTTCCTTGGATACAGAAAAGGACCGGACGGAAGACCCGAGATCGTGGAGGAAGAAGCCGTGATCGTCAGGGCGATTTATAGAATGTTCCTTGAAGGATGTTCCTATTCCCAGATCGCGGATGAACTGACAGCTAGAGGCTTCAAAACAACGAGGGGTAAGGATAAATGGAATCTATCGACAATAAGGTCCATTCTAAAGAATGAGAAATACAAAGGCGATGCCATACTCCAGAAAACCTTCACCACGGACTTCCTTACGCACAAGCACAAGATCAACGAGGGCGAAGTCCCGCAATATTACGTTGAAAACAGCCACGCTGCGATCATTGACCCGGAAGAATGGGATTTAGTTCAACTGGAGATCAAACGCCGCGAGGATCTGGGCAAAACGTATAGTGCGAAAGGCCCATTCGCATGCAAGATTGTATGCGGTGAGTGCGGTGGCTTTTATGGCCTCAAGGTTCTCCATTCAACGGATCCATATAAAAACTCAAAATATATCTGCAACGGCAAATATAAAGGTGATCACGTATGCGAGACTCCATCGCTTACCGAAGATCAGATCAAAGCGGCATTCGTCAAAGCATTTAATAGGTTAAACGAAAACAAGGATTCGATTCTTGAAGATTGCGAGATGATGTATCGCTTGCTCGATAACACCGAGGAGATCGATAGGGCTATCGCCGAAACGAATGACGAGATCGAAGTGGTGACCGGGCTGACCAGTAACCTGATAAAGGAAAACAGTGCCACAGCACAGGATCAGGTCGAATATAAAAAGAAATACGATCGCCTCTGTGCCAGATACAATAGGCTCCTTGATAAACTCTCCGACCTAACCAAAGAAAAGGAACGTAAGGCCGCACAAAAGGGCTCGTTCAGGCTATTTGCGGAAATATATAGAAGGCAACCGGAAGTCCTTGATGAATGGGACGAGAAAGTATGGACACTGACGGTGGATCGAGTGGTGGTCAATAAGGATCGAACGCTAACCTTCGCCTTCTACTCAAATCAGAAGATCACGGTCGAGATCTGAATCCGATCAAAACGCAGGGCATCGAGATAGGGTGCCCCTTTTTCTTTTATATAATATAAATATAGGGGTGGTTGGAACCTTGGCCGATTTGATAAAAGGTGGTTGGAATATTGGCCGATTTGATAAAAAGTGGTTGGATTGTATTAAAACACAGCATTACAGCCATCAAGAAAACTAAGCTCAACGTATCGGTTGGGCTTT